CCTCTTATTTTTCATGATTGCAGCCGCAACTTTTGGTGCTTTTTTTGCTAGTGCGGCTAGTCCTTTTGACACTTTCTTTTTTGGTGGTCTACCTTTCTTACTTCCGTAAGTTCCTTTCCCTGCTGGCATGATTCTAAAATGATAAATCTGATCTGTCTAATTTTTCGATAACATCTTGCCTGTAGGCTGGGTCGTTATCATACCTTTTATCGCTCATAGCTCTTACTAATTCAGCTTGGCTACGAAATACATCGCCCCGGTCAGGAGCTGTCTTGCCTGTTACCATTCTACCTTCTACTCCGTTAGCTGCATCATACTGTGACTTCAATCCAGTCACTGCTAGTTTTATAGCGTCGATACTTCCACTACTAATTATATTATCAAAGGCTTGAATTGACTTAGCGTCTAGGTTAGCCCCTGCCCACTGTACCATGTTGGTGTAAACCTGTTCTCCACCGGCAAAGTTTTTTACTTCATTAATCTGACTGTCTGTAACATCCTCTACCTGTGCAGGCGGTTGTGCTTGCCAGTCAGGACTCTTTGTTACTTCTAGGTATGCGTTTACTAGATCTTGACTAGACATACTTTGAAACTTTTGTAGAGTCTCGGGAGATAGTTTACCATCATTAGCATAGTACTCATCGGATGCAGAGGTAATTAGCGAAGCGTTGTCAGATAGCTCAACGGCTTCTGGTTCAGCTTCTGGTTCAGTCTCAGCTGTCTCAGGCTGATCTCCTAGCTTTGCTTCTAACTCTTTGTAAGCTCTTTCTAATTCTTCAGCTGATTTATATTTACCAGCTAGTAATCCTTCTTGTTCAGTTACTAACTTCTCACCAACCGCCAGAGAGTCCTGTTCCTCATCGGTTAGGACTTCTGTTTCTGGTTGCTGATCTGTAACTGTAAATGTTTGTTCTTCTGCTGCCATTCTATTCTACTGGTGGTTCTTCTGTTGGAGCTCCAGCTGCTCCCATAATACCTTCGGCAACAATAGTTGCTTGTTCAGCTAGGTCTGGGTTCTTGCTTGGGTCCATAATAGGTGTGCCTGCAAGCTGACCTGTCTGATCTATGAGAGACTTCTGAGCCGCTTGTTGTTGTGCCATAGCCATCTCTTGCTGCATCTGCTCCTGTGTCTTAATTAGATTTAATACATCTATACCTTGTGCTGCTGCTAGTCTAGATACTGCCTCAGTTGGGTTAATGAATTTCATCAGAGCTTCTGGTCCAAGTGTCTGTGCTATAGTTGCTAAGAATCTAGTAAGACTTTCATTGTCCTGTCCTCTTCCTAGACTATTAATACCAGCTACGATCTTAGGTCTCACGACATCTTTAGGTAGTCTTGGTATCTGGTTTGATCTCTGTAGTATTAACAGAGTTCTATTGAGGTAGGGTACTAAAAACTCTACCGTTAGTAAGCTGAACAGACCGCCAAGCGATTGCTCTAGCTCTAGCTGAGTAAGGCGTACCTCTTCAGCTGTTACTCTTTCTGCATTTCTTACATTCATAACTAAGAAAGCTTCGAGTATTCTCTTTTCTATGGTTGCTGACATTTGTGCAGCTGTAGCGAAGTCTGCTGTCTTACCGACTTGCACGACTCCTACGTCTTCTGGTCTACCCTGTATGATAGCTCCGTTACCAGCTTTAGATAAGGTCTGTGGCTTTGTGGTTGATGAAGGTGACACAAGAAATATAACTTTACTTGCTACACTTGCACCCTCTACAAGAGCCTGAGACAATCCATTGAGACTACGTAAGTCTCCTATAAATTCCTCTACTCTACCACGTCCGTAGTCCTCTCCGTCTACTGTATTGAATCGAAGCACTAACCATGGTGAGGCGTTTTTAGGAGCTGTACTGCGGCTACCTTCGAGGATCATATCGTCCACTTCTTGATGCCACATCCAACGTCCACTACTCTCATCCAACTTAACACAGGTGTATACCTCAGCGTCGTCTTCTACTGGACCGTCATAATTACTGTTAGGTCCTTGCTCTTCGGGAGCCTTAGCTATCCCTAGAACTTTTCTATCTATTAATTCTTTAGTAATGATCTCGATAACATTACCATTACCATCTCTGTTTACTACATATCTTTGTAAAGGATAGTGTTTTAAACCATCTTTACCCATAAAGATAAGAGCGTTACCACCAACGATTAGGTGTTTTAATGCTTGGTGTACGACTACCCTATCATTAGATGCAGCTATGAAATCCATTATCAATCTTTCTATCTTTGAGAATGATAAGTCTAACTCAGTACGCATCTGTGGATCAAGTGTCTCTCCAAGTTTATCGTCTCGTACTTGTAGCTTAAAAAAGCTAGTCTGTGGAGGTAGTGTAGCTAGCATAAGTTTTGCTGCTAATGTAACAACAGCTTTAGCACCAACTGATTGCCATGGTTGTAGCAACTGTCGTTTGCCTCTAAAGTTGTCATCTCTTGTAATAAGATAAGGTAAGGTAAGTTCAGAACATTCAACTGCCATGTCTAGAAACTGAGTTCTACCTGACGACAGCTTATTGTATCTTTCCTTAGCCTTATACATTTATACCTCCAGTCTCTCCACCACCTGTAGTTCCGGGGTTTAGATTAATTTTAAGAGCATCTGTACCAGTCTTCTTAGCTGTTCCTCTTGGTTGAGCTTTTGCTGTTGTACCATACTCTACTCCAGCCACTTCGTCTGGATCTACCAGTTCTTTCTTACTTGGTAGTCTACTCTTCTGCACTACGTCAGGGTTCCTAGGTTGAATAGGAGTTGGTGTAGGCATAGGTGTAGGTGCTGATCTAAATAGACACATTGTCTTCGTTCAAAATTGATTTAATATACTGTACCACTTCCTGTTGTCCAGAACGATACATGATGGAGGCTAAGTCCTCCTTGGGGTGGACAGGATACCAAGCGAACTTGGATTCTAAATCCTCTACCAGTTTCTCTAGTTTCTCTGAGTGGAAACTAAGCGTACTGGGGTAGGTTTGTGTTTGCATGTTCAAAAAATGCGGGCATGCGGGCGGCTTTTGTGTCAGAAAACTGTGGGGCTTTACCCTGATACATTAACTGATCGCTCGCATCCGCCCAAAA